ACGGGGCATCAACGAATGAAGCCACGGGTTCAAACTAATACCCTCCCCCGGTACCAAAATAGATAGACGAACTATACTCATTTAACTATACGCAATTACTATACGACATTGCGACAGATAGAAGAGCGCTATCTATCGCTGCGATTATAAGAATAAAAGATTATGCGAAAAAGAATATGCGATATATAAGGAGGAATTAAAATGAACGCAAATAAAATCGTATTACCTAAAAACGTAGCCGAAGCCATCCGCCACTACACCGACCTAGCCGATACCAAAACCGAAGCCTTCACCGACATCCTTTCGTTAGGATACGAGGCAGCCCAATCCGAAATTATCCTGCGCCATTTCGACCACGATTACGACGAACTAATGGAGGCGCTGATTTGCGGATATGAAGTCGAGAAGACGCCGGAGGAGAAGGTGCGGGAGTATTTTGCACAAGTTAAGAGCCTACGCGAAAGCTTGCTAGGATATTCAACCGTTGAGATCATGCGCCAAGCGGACCGTTACAGAGTCATGGAACGCGCAATTAAAGACACGCTCGACCTTCTCGGAATTAAAATCGAAGGAGTGAATGCCGAATGACCGTAACCCTATCGCCAGCCCTTATCGCAACCATCGAAAAGTATGTGCGGTATTTAGCGGAGGCCGAGCAGGATGAATATACGCAAGGAACGCTAGATGGCGTCAAGGAAACGTTAAGGCTACTCGGAATTAAATTGGAGGAGGACGACGAATAATGGCTTTTTTCAAGCGTAAGAAGGATGAAACTTCGCAGTGTGCCCACTCGTGGTACTTAGCGGACTATGAATCCGGTTCATTTAACGCAGGTGTTGCGGTAGAAATTGAAGACTACTTCATTTTACGGTGTAATAAATGCGGATCAAAACGTAAAGTTGACGAGTACGAGTTTGGTAAACTACGTAGATACGGATTAATAGGGGAGGTAAACGCATAGTGGGACGATTAACAAACGAACAATTAGCGGAGATTCGCGAGCGAGCGGAGGCAGCTACGCCAGGTCCGTGGGAAAAGGAATTTGGTTACGGGATTAAAATTACCGCAGGTAAAACGGTTGTTGTAGACGAGGATGAAGGCGTTGTTCATTACCATGACGCAGATTTAATCACACACTCTCGCGAGGACATTCCGAAGTTGCTTGCGGAGATTGAGCGGTTAAAAGTTTACGAGAATATTCTTAATAAGCCGATTGACTTAGTTGTTAAAGATAAGGATGGAGTTGCGGCAAAGATTTACGGAGCTTCACTTGGCGTATTGGAGGCGAATGACGATGGCAGCGACGTATAACGAAAAGCCCGTCGCCAATTGGACGGTGAACGACCTGCTCGCCTACATCGCCGAACGCCACGCTCAAGTCTACGGAGTCGAGTATCGCCCATTCCGAAGTTGGTCGGCTGAACGCGGACTGATCGGAGGGCTCATCGGCACACGCCAAAAGCCACGCAAATATGAGCCGGAGCTGGTGAAGGCGTTCGTGGATGAGTGCTTCCACAGCCATAAAGGGACGCGCGAATATCCAGGCGTTTCATTTACGTGGCTATGGACGTATAAGACGGCGGTGTGGCAGCGGGTGCAGGCGGATAGTAAGCGGAAGGTGAGCGTTCAGAAGGCGGAAAAGGAAGAGTTCGACGACGATTGGTTATAAAATTACGAGGAGGAATCGGAATGAAAACACGTTATGATTTAGCGGCGGAAAAGGCACGGGAAGCAATCGAGGAATTACGACTCGCGGCATACGAGCAGGGCTACAAGGATGCTACGCATGATTTGACGGCAAAAGCGCCAGTTAGTAAATCTCCGCAAGATATCCGCGACGAAATTATCGAAAAGGCAAAGCGTGATGTTGCGAAGATAGTTAATGACGAAAGTTTCCAATATACATTTCGTTATAAAAACCACTCAGGAAACGATTTATTAGGCGGTACTAGTGCGAAAGTTGAATTCGTAGTTAATAGTGAAAAGAGAACAGTCGTTTCGCTAATTAAATCGTACTTCATGAAAAACCAAGTACTGTCGCGAGGAATCGCCAAATGTGATCCGTCCGACTGCTTCAACGTTCACATCGGCAAGGCAATTGCGCTAAGACGTGCGCTTGGGCTAGAAGTGCCTGCGGAATATATGAACGCACCACAGCCGATGGAAGTGCGGGTAGGTGATATCGTAAGATGGGTTCCGGAATACTCGTTTAGAGTTGGCGAGTCTCACATAATTTGCGTTGAAAACGGTTCGCGATTCGGAAAGAAGGACTTGGAATACGCAAAAATCGTAGATGACTCACGGGAATAATGAACGAGGAGGTGAACGAATGACACACGCAAATAACTGCATTCTCGCACAGCGCTGCAAACTCGCCAATGGTCCGAATTGCAATCGCCAGTGCTCGGCATTTATCGCTATGCATGGCTACAGCGGAATAGGCGGTCGAGTCGCCAACGCTAACACGCCGGCCGATTACCGATTGCTCACGCTATCAACATCGCCAGCTCGCGAAAGTCAAGCGAAAGTTTACGCAACTATTGAAAAGTACGTAGCCACGTTTGACCGTATTTTTGACGAAGAAGGTAAGCGAATTAAGAGCCTGTATTTATTTTCGGAAAGTCCCGGAACAGGAAAGACCACTACGGCAATAGCGGTCCTAAACGAATGGATCATGCGTTATTACTACGAAGAGAGTAAGCGGACTGGGAACGATAGGCAGGCTCCTCAGCAGACACCGGCTTATTTCCTAGATGTGAATAGCTTTCAGACCGACTACAACCTCGCTACAATGACGAATGACGAGGCGGGCATCAACAGTATTAAGGCGGTCATAAAACGCGCTCAGACGGCGCCCTTTGCGGTCATAGATGACATCGGAGTAAGGTCGGCAAGTGAAGCGTTCAGAGCGTACATTCACGCAATTATTAACTATCGGACGGTTAACGGCATGCCGACGGTATTTACGAGTAACTTGCCGATTGAGGAAATGGCGGTCGTATTTGACGCTAGGCTTTACGATCGGATGCGCGACATGTGTGCCGTGTTACATTTCGATGGAACGAGTAAAAGGGGGCGGAGATAGATGACCGTTTGGATAGGCGTTGCAGTAGTCGTGTTTATTTTCGCAGTAGCCTGTTTCGGGGATTTACCTGATAAAAAATACGAGTGTATCGCGTGTAAACGTGAATTTAAAGACTCAGAGAAAACGACGATTGATACGTACAATCCAGGTGATGAAGCGGTGATTGCAGACGCGTGTCCGTTCTGTAAATCCGACATGATTTTCGAAAAGGAGGCATCCGAATGAACAACGACGAACAAATCTTCTTCAATTTCTTCGACTTAGTCCGAGTAGACGGTTATTGGCCGAGAGTATTCCGCGTTGACGGATATCGAAGCGAACACTGGCAGTATCCTAACGAAACCTGGACGGAAACAGTCTACGAATTAGTGGACGCTCATACCGGCGAATTCTTGGAGGCAGATGTCGAGGACTTAACGCTAGTGGAAACGGCTGACAATGCGGACGAATGGCTGGCGGCGAATCCAGCATCGACGGGCGCAAGTAAACCGTTTGATATAAACGAGTGGGTGGTCGATATGACAAAATATTTCGGAGGGGATGAGACGATGAGTAAACCGAAGGAACCACGTAAGCCGACAGCGAGGGAGTTAAGCGCACAATTGGCGAAGGAGCAGAAGGAAATGCGGAAAAAGCGCGGCGAGCAGATTGACGATTTGCTAGACTTGCGGAATTGGGCTGCGGATATGCTGGCGAAGACGGGGAACGAGGAGTTTGGCGATCGAGTGATGGCGATTGACTGCGAGCTAAAGAAGTTAGTTGAAACGGAATAGTTGATATAAAAGACGACACAAAAAGGAGGTTTTGTATTGGATAGGTTACAACAGATTAAAACGGATTGGTCAGAAGAAGCTGAAACATATCATTTTAAACAACTTGCACTAGAAGAACAGGATATTGAGTGGCTTATTGAACAGGCTGAAAAGGTTGAACAGTTAGAAAAGGAAAATTCAGCCATGAAAAGGGTTATCGAATACCTTTGACTGAAAAGACGACAGAAAGTAGGGGTAGAAACGTGACTAAAAATTGTTGGGATTGTGGCTATTTTAAGGAATATGTGAACCGTAGAAAAATGGAAGAATTAAAGACAGATACAGTTATTTACTATTACCATTGTGAAAATCAACACACTCCTTCAGAAATAAAAGACTTAAACATAGCAAATGAATGTCAGTATTACGACGATGATTCTTGGATGAAATAACGTCATCTTTCGAATAAAAGACGAACTAAAACAAAGGAGGCGAGCGAATGCACTATACGCAAATGTTGCTTAGCAAAGCGATTGACGATAATAACGTCCAGGCGCTAACAAAATACGGCATTACAGCGAAGGATTGTGCTACGGAGGGTGATAGGCAGACCCTCCGCTTTATCCTCGATTATGCCGAAAAGAATCGCGGTCAGGCACCCGGATATGCAACGGTTACAGCGGAGTGTCCTGATTTCGTATACACTCCGCAAGTTTCAGACTCCTACGAGTTTTTAACGCGCGAAATCAAAAAGCACTCGGCAAAATTGCAGTTTGCGGAACTGGTAAATGAGAAACGCGATGAAAAGACAGGCAAAGTAACGCCAGGGCTATTCGGAACTAAATTCGCTGAGATTGGCGAAAAAGATATTTTTAAATACTTCGAATGGTTGCAATCGGAAGTAGAAAGTATTAAACTAAGAACAAGCGTTCGTAGTAAAATAGGAACAGACGTCAAAGCGGACGCCGAATCGTTCCTTGACGAATACCGCAAGCGCAAAGCCGGCGAATCCTTCAAGATATGGAAGTCGAAGTTTCCGGGGATTAACGAACAAATTGGCGGATATCTCAGCGGAAACATGTATACGTGGCACGGACGATCAGGCCGTGGTAAGTCGGTGTTTACGATGGAAGAAGCGATTGAAGCGGCGGCTCAGGGAGCGAACGTATTGGTTTGGGCTTGCGAAATGTCGCGGTTTGAATGGATGGCGCGGGCATACTCGGCAATCAGCGCTAGAGCAGGCACGGTCAACGCAAATATCGAAGGTGTCGACTATGATGCCGGCTTCGAAAATAAGGCGCTACTGACGGGCAAACTGTCGGAAGAGTTCGAGGCGGGCTTTGAAACCTTCTTACTTGAAATGGCGGAAGGCCAGCACATTTCCGGCAATTTGACGCTGAGAGCTGCGGACGATGCCGACTTCTTTACGCGAGATGTAAAGCAGTTGGAGGCGGACATTCTTGCGACAAAGGCTGACGTAGTGGTGGTCGATCCGATTTATTTGATGGACTACGAAGCGAACACGTCAAAAGTGGCCGGAGGCGATGTCGCCAATACTTCGAAGAGGATAAGGCGCTTGGCCGGATTGACTGGCGCGGTGATTCACGTCATCACACAGGCGGATGAAGTTAAGGACGACCGCGACGAGGAAGGCAACCGAGAGCTGCGGGCGCCAAAGAGAGCCGAAATTAAAAAGACGAAGGCAGTGCTCGAGGATGCTGCGAACGTGTTCGGGATTGATACGCTGGATGGCGCTGGCATTATCGAGATTGGCAAAGGGCGGAATGGCGGTGAAGGGACGCAGGTCGAAGTATTGTATCTGCCGAATTACGGAATCGTTCGCGAGGTAGCAACCGGCGAGGCGGCCGTTAGCCAGTTCGACTTCTAAACTGTTACGAATATTACTAAATAGTTACAAAAAAGACAATTCGACAAATTTCACCCCTATTCACTATCGGATTAAAGGGGTAAAATGAAATATGTCGTAAGGAGGATGTCTGATGAAAGACGGCGACATGGTACGCAGCAAGTTTAATAATTCCGTTGGTAAATTCGTAAAAGTCAGCGAGTTTACCGGATATATTGAGTCGATTGACGAGTGGCGCACTCCGGAATGTACAATAAAGG